CCCCCATCCCATATAATGTTATTCGAAGACCATTAACTATCGGTACTGCAAATCCCGGCGAAACCACTTGATAGCCGAGGCGAGCTTCATCAGCCAATCCTGCAAAAACCTTAATGTCTAATGGGGATCCTACTGGTGCATAGCACGTAAACAGCAGAAAACCTAAATCTGATGGAAACGTCTCCACATATGGTGTTATGAAACGCTTAGGGCTCATATTCGGAATAGCAAACTCAAACGTATGGGTTTGTGATTCTCCATTAACAGTCGTATAAAAAGAATAATCCTGTCTCATAGTTGTCGATATGGTGCCAGACGATGTTTCAAGCAATGCAGAAAAATCTATAGGCACTGTTGCCACTGGTATCGAAGCTCCGAGACCTGGCATCCATGTTCCCGGAGGCAAATATTTCACAATAGGAGCACGTGTAGCTCCTGTAACAGTTACAGTTGATCTCAATTTCAACCCTCCTGTCAATCCATGATACACCCTTGTAAATGCGCCAAAGGGTGTTTTCGAGCGAAATACATTAGCAACTGGATAAGCATACGTTAAGCCTACCGGAACAGAAGTTGCTATAACATCCACTAATTGTGCTCTACGTACGTAATCTCTTACGCTTACTATGGGTTTGAAATCGTCACTTCTAAGATTATCCTCCACTGATGCAATCTTCTCTAGCATCACGTCAGCTTGTCCTGATGCCCCTACAATAGTTTCGGCTTCTCCCGATTGAGCCTTCAGCTTTCTAGTCGAAACCACATTATTAGATTCAGACTCTAATAGCAAATTTGCTTGAGATTCTATCTCCACCGACTTCCCATCAATCATCGATTCAACCTTCACTTCTTCTTCTGATCTCATATCCAAAGCCAACCTAGCTTGAGCTGCATTATTCAAATACTCAATACGATCCGTACTATATCCATAAAACTGCAAATCTTCCCCTCCTGACATATACACATGAAACTCTATTGATGTAGGCACTGCACCACTGGTAACCAAAGGTTGCACTAAATAACCATGCACTATACCATGTTGAATGCCATTCCTATAAGCATCTCGAGTGCATTCTAACTGCTCGTCTTGTGCGCAATACGGCAAATCCACTGTCTGAATTTGTCCTCCACCTGAAAACTCCAAAGTATCGGTGGGCATATTATGTACTGTCTCCATTGTCAACGTGAAATCTAAACTTCGTAGATTAGAAATGTAATCTTTAACTAGCAATATCTTCGTAAAATGAAAATTTGTAGAGACAGCCTGTATGTGTAGACGCAGCGATCCTCTCCAAAAACGAGAAGATTCATATGCCAAGCGCATAGGTGAATAGTAGTTAGTGTTTGCATATTCAACCATAGGTGAAATAGGTATATTAAATAATACCTTACCAGCAACTGTAGCAGTAGAAATACCAAACTTACCTAGCCACACAGGCTTAGATAAAATGTAACGCATATCCATCTCGTCCTGTGACGATGAGAATTGGTAATCGCGAACTATCCTATCATGTTGAGCAAACGGATCTAATTTCTCATATAATGTGGGTTGATCCACGTTGTTTAGAAAATTGACCTCACTTCGGATGACTCTCTGATTTATCGCTGGAGAATTAGGATTATGAAATCCTGTATAAGCACGCAAGCCTGAACGCAATGCGTCAATAAAATCTCCCGTTACCATTTTAGCTCCTGTAGCCAGTCCATCGAAAATCTTAGTCGGGATCTTATACAAATCGGAAGTAAAAGACTGAGCTAAGTAAAGGCCCGGAGTCACTTTCGGAATATAAAACTCTGTATTATATAACTTAATATAAGTAGTTATTGTTATGGAGCTTGTTCCTGTTGCTGTTGTACGTAATGGGGACATTATGTAAAATTCTACCCGTGCAAAATTCGGGTTGTTATCCCCTATTATATTAGTATCTACAGCATTTGTTCTATTCAAATGGTGCCTAGAGTAATATGGTAACTCTATGCACACTGACGTAGCCTCATTGGCACTCAGAAAAGCGTGAGGGGCCATAAGCAATTGATTAGGATTTGTAGTAGGTGGGGCATCAAAAGGAATTACTCCTACTAACATCAAGCCTTGATGTTGTATAGTACCTGCCACCTGCACCATCACGCATCCATTCAGTCGATACAAACAAGACATATCAAATGGTATTCTTGCTGTTGTATTGGATAACATGGAAGATGGTAACAATATAGGATTCAAAAGTGTATCTGGCCCAGCTGTGTCAGACCACGTCTCCGTATCTATCAAGTAAGGTTTTTCATATATGCGCGAAAAGTCCATCAACATATCTTTCCTTACGTTCGTTATCTTGGGTAGTATGGGGTAAACTAGTTCACCCTCTACCACGTCTTTAGTCCTCAATGAAGACATATAATTACTACTAATTGTAGAAACTGTATTTGTTTTATTATTATCGTTCGTATGCGTAGCGATTATTATTATTACACCCCTCTATAATCAAATCGGGGATATCCATACTTGCTAAATTACTAATACCACTGGCTTTCTCTATGGATAAGAAATTATAACCGTATAATATTAGCAAGTTCAATTTCTTAAGGAAATAACTCTACATCCATGAAATGTCTTTGCTAGACAAATCACAGGCAGTGCGGTAACCGTTATCATCATTCAAAATATTGATAACTTTAGCCTCCGAAAACAACATGACCGCTGGTGCTGTTTTCCTAACTATTTTACAATATGTATTGTAAAATTGATCTCCATGTAGAAAAGCCTCGATTTGCATGGACTTACACTTTCCATCTAATACCTCGTCGTAATCCTTTGTGTTATCAAACCATTGTATGGTATTCATAATAGTCTCCAAGGACAAAGCTCCAACCCACCTCTCCAATTTGGGACAGTATCGAAACTCTCTCTTCAAATAATTCAATTTATTAAATGGCATGGAAGGACTCCTAATCTGCGTCTTATCTCCATTAGTACATTGCATCCCCAAACTCTCCGCCACTTCCTTAATTGTATAAGCATTCAATATTTTGGAATACTTACCAGAAGATCCGCATATTTTATCATCGCCTGTAACGTAATCCACTACTTCAAACAAGGCTGCTGGATCCCTTACTCCATTTCTGTGCAAAACTATAGCCGTAAGTGCCTTATTATACAAACAATTCAGTAAGAATGTTAACCACGTACCTGACGGCATGCCATGCGTCGTCCTCCATACAGCATCATACACCAATACGGTGCTATTAAACACATTATTCATCAATACTTCCAAAACAGCTGTATTGGTTCCCTCATAATTTTTAGCGAAAATCCTGCTAACTATCTTCATTATTCTAGCTATGAGAGATCCATCCCATTTCTTAAAGTCCACATCACACACAACGCCACAATCATTCAGTTTCTCAGCCAAAATGTGCATGTCCTTATACGGGTTAAATCCTGAGCATATACCAGTTGCATGCATATTTTTCTTGATGTGTATAGCCACCTCACCCAAAATCTTCTTAGACCACATCATATGGGTTAGAGGAACAACTCTAAATGTTCGTGGATCCCTAACTTTATCAGGAAGGCGAAGTTCATCTTTAATGGACTCAACCC